CCCGCCGATCTTGGATTTCTCCGACCTTGCAGTTTTCGCACGCGTCGTCGTGTCCAAGCCCCTTCGCGCAGCACCGCAGCGCCTTCGCGATTTCCTGCCCTGTCATAGTGCGGACGCCTCCATTCCATCAAAAATCATCTGGCCGGGCAGTTCATCCGGATTTAACAGCGCGTATTCCGGATCCCGCCACTCGACGCCGATGTAGTCCAGCACACGGCCCCAGCCGTACCAGTTCCCGCGATCATCCTGCATTACGTGATTCATCCACATTTCCCACTCCTTTGGATTCCGCTCCCACAGCCGATCGAACCGGTGCGGGCGTTTTTCCATGTGCACGCCGAACCCGCACATGGAGCACCCGGTTCTCTGTGCTTTTGTCGTCCTGAGTGTTCCGTCTGCGTCGCGCACGATCTCTCCGTAGATTTCCGGCACCGGAACCTGCAAATCCAGCGCAAGCTGCAAAAGATCCTGCCGCGAAAAAATCGCGAATGGACAGCTGCGTTTCGTTCCCGGCGATATGTAGTTGCACCCGTGCATCATCAACGCTTTCTGCCTGCGCCCTCCTTCGGACGCCATCAGGCCCATATACGGGAAGCTTCCGGTTTCTTTGGCATAATCGCTGCAAGGCTTTTCTTTCAGGTAATAGCAGCACTTATCCGATACGAGAAAATCCGGCGTTTTGTAGCTAACGCCTTCATTCTCATTTTCGTATCCGCCGAAGATCTCCAGCCATTTTTGCGCTAGCTTCATCCGCGTCCCCGTGCGGAACCCGCCGTAAGCCCCTGTTTCCCCAGTGATGATCGCATGGCGTACCGTTGCGTTTTTCTCGCTTGGATTTTGCAAAAGCGAGATTTTCCCCGCAACTTCCTTGGAGATCACCGGCCATCCGTACTCCCGCAGCACTTCCACTTTGCTTTTCAGCGGTTTCAGCGGCTTCACGCCGAGTTGCTTGTGAATCAGCTGAATGCTTTTATCCTCAAGCGACGATACCGAGATGGCAGGCACATCAATACCGATGCTGCGAAGGAACAGGAGCAGCGTGATGGAATCCAGCCCGCCGACAGCTACGTAGCAGCTACCTGCAACGTCTGGGTGATCGTAGAATTCCCATGCGCGGATTTTGGCGTATTTCACCTTGAACGCATAATCCATCTGCTGTTTTACTCGAAAATCCGCAATCTTCCGTTCGGTATCCAGCCTTGCATTTCGCTCCAGCACATTCTCTTTCATTTTGCCTCCTCCCTCCCCGGCGTCAGCTTCGCCAGGCTGTACACCAGCAGCTTCTCGCCCTGGATCTCCATCCGGTCTGCCTCGATGTTCGTCAGATCGTGGCAGCAATCGCAAACAAATCTCATGCCTTATCCTCCTTGTTTTCCGCAAGCATTCGCTCGACCGCCTCCAGCTGGAACGCATCAAGTTCGTCCCCGTGGCGCTGCACGCCTTGCTGCAATCGGGCAGCTCCCTTTGACACCGGCCCCATCACCCTGTCCACAGCTGCACGCTCTAACGGGTTCAGATCGTCATGATGCCCCTGCACGCCGTAGCCGGGCTTTGCAGCGCGGCCAAGCGCCGCAGGGCGTGTGCTGGCCTCTTTCAGCCAGTCAAACACGATCCCCTTGTAATTTGCGGCCATAGAGCGGGTTATCACGTCGATCATTGCAGCCTCGCCATATTCCTCTGCGGCTTTCGTGATCTGTGTGACAAGGCTTTGCAGGCCAACAGGCTTATACTCCTCCCGTCGTTCGCCCTTGTACGCCACCCATTTTTCAACTGCTTCGCGCAGCGTGGGGGGTAGGGGGGAAAGAATACTGTCCATGTCCTTTTCCTTTGTCCTTTTCCTTTGTCCATAGCTTTTTTTGCTTTCCTCGGAAAGCATTTGCTTTTTTTGCTTTTCGTTGCTTTCGTCAAAAGCATTTGCTTTTTCGGATTCAGGCCGACCGCCCTGCTTTCCTGCCTCGCTTCTGGACGCGGAGATGGCTTTTTGAGCCGCTACGGATTCGTCAATGTCCCGTCGAATCGCAGGCCAAATGAAACGCTCACTCCCGCTGAACTCTGGCTCTGCTCCCGACTCGCGATAATCCATCGCAGCCAGCACCAAGCGCCCCACCTCAGCGGCACTGTACGCCTCGAAATAGCTCCTGTAACTCAGCCACAGCTTGACGTATTCCCTCTTATCTCCCATCCGTCAGCCCTCAGAACGGCAGGTCGTCGGGTTTCTCGATCTCCATCTGCGGCATATCCGGCGAAGAGAACGGAACCGGCGTTGTGCTCGGCAGCGGCTTGAACTCCGAAGAGGCCGGTGCAGCGGCAGAAGCATTCTGCCCGTCCCGCTTGCTGTCGCCGAAATAAACGCTTTCTGCAACGATCTCGGCCGTTTTGCGCTTGTTTCCGTCCTTGTCTTCCCAGTTGCGGATCTGCAAACGGCCAGACACGACGACCATGCGGCCCTTGGAGAAATACTTGCTGACGAACTCAGCTGTATTCCGCCATGCGACAACATCAATAAAATCCGTTTCCTTCTCCGCGCCCTGCGCCGCGAAATCGCGGTCGCAGGCAAGCGTGAAGGATGCAACAGAATTTCCGCTTTGCGTCTGCCGAAGCTCCGGGTCACGGGTCAGGCGGCCCATCAGGACGATTTTATTCAGCATTTGCGTTGCCCTCCATGACCTCACCTGTAGTCTGGTCAACAGGCATATTGTCTACCATTTCCGCATCTGCGACAACAGTAGGAACGCTGAACATATCGTCGCTGATCTCCGTCTTGACCGTGCTGTCCTGCGCGATCTGCCGGACAAATTCAGACTTCATCGGGGCATATTTCAGAACCTTTTTCAGAACGGTCTTCTTTGCCATCTCTTCGAAGTTGGTCTGCCACGGGCCGGAACCGTATGCCTTGCTGTACTTCTGCGCATGGGCGCGAACATCGTCCAGCGTCATGATCTCGAATCCGTAGCCGCCGTCCTTTGTTTTGAACATCGCCCAGACGTTCACCGGGTCGCCGCGATCTCCGTTCAGCTTCGGGATAAATTTCAGGCTGCATTCTGTACCATACTCGGCAATCAGCGTATCGTTCGCGTGTCCGACTTGTGCCTGGATCGTCTGGATCTCGCCGGAGCGGTATGCCAGATCAATCATGCCTTTGTACCCAAGTTGGAACTGACATTCCAGACGGTTCTGTTTCCCGTTCCAATACGGGATCAAGTATGCCTGCCCAAGCGGCGTGTTCGGCTCCAAGCCAAGCTGCGCGGCGGTCATCATCGCGCCGAGGAAAGATTGCGGCGTACACTGCGCCAGTTTCGGATTCGTGGAAAGCGCGGAAAGCGTGATTCGCGTGAACCGCTCCGGCGTCATAACGGAGGGAAGCGCTTTCTTGATCTCGCCCTCCATCTGCTTGATATACTGCTGCATTGTCGGATTTCCGCCGCTCTGTGCCTTCATAGCTGTCTGCGCGGTTGCCTGCTGGATTTTGTTCATGATTCTTCCTCCTGTTTCATCTCTGTAATTTTGAATGGCCGGGCCTGTACCGTTTTATAAAACGGCGCCAAATCGATATCCGGGTATGCCTCTTTAAAGGCTTTGGGTTGGAACGTCTGCCGGTTTTGCTGCTTCCAAGAGACGTTGTAGCCGTTGCAGGCGGCCCGCTCTGCCGTGCCCATATCGAGCTTGATTGTGTTTTCAATCTCGCGGCTGCGCTCCGCCAGTGCCGCCGCCTGACGCTTGATCTGCATATACTCGGAAAGCAGCTGTTCACGCCCAAACAAATCAAGCTGTTCGCCGTTGCTATCGGCATAAACCGTGCTGATCGCGTCCGTCGTCGCCTCCGAACCGTCCGGTGTAGGCGGGGTGTCTTCCTCGACGCACCGCCAAAAAAGTTTCTCCGCCTCCATCAGCGCGGAGATTTCCGCCTCATCGCGTTCCAGCGTGTATGTAAAAAATCCGCGCCCGAAGACGAGCACCGCCAAATACCAACGGTCAAGGCCAGTGACAGCCAGATAGTGCACGCACTGGCAATAATATTTCTCCGGGAAATCCACGCCGTTGAACTGCCGAATGTCAAGCGTCGAGGTTGTCTTGCATTCCAGCCCTGCATTTTCACTGGAAATTCGCCTGTCAATGTCTGCGTGCGCCCACGGATACGCGGGATTCCGAATGATGTAGTTGCAGCGCCGCACCTTTTTCCCGGACGCTTCCTCAAAACGCTTCGCAACATACTCCTCGAGATCTCTGCCAATCCGCATAGCCTCTGTGTCTTCCTTTTCCGGGAGACGCCCAGTCTTATCCATCCATACCGTGTACGGGCTTGCAAAGCGGCTCATTCCGATAACAGCCGCCGCGTCACTCCCGCCAATGGACTTTCTGCGTTCCTCCAGCCATTCTTCGTGGCTCATCTTCGCCGTGGAGATTGTATCGAGCATTTACTCCACCTCCACAAATTCGCCGTTCTGCAGCCGATACCAGGTATCGGCCTTGATCTTCTCGCCGTCGACAATTGCCGCCTTGACAGCAATAATCGGATATGTCTCTCCGTCCCATTCGCCGCGCTCGACACAGCAGATCGCGCAGCCAAGTGCGCCCATTGCTTTACACTCATATCCAGCTGCAAGAGCAACACCGGCTTTGCCCGTGGCGGAGGCCGCGCCCCGATTGCCC